TGTCGGCCACCGATATGTGTGCGAGTGAATGGGCCTTGAATTGAAATCTCATTTGTAATGTCTGTAGTGTCGGAGTGGAGGTTGACTAAATCAAACCCTTCTCCAAAGCCACCAGCAGAGGCTTGTTTATTTATCAGAGATGAATAACCAGTGTTGACGCTTGAGGAAACAATGTTTCCGGGAATGATCTTTGAAATCTTTTGACGATAGGCGTATTGATCTTCATCTGATTTTGGCTCTTGGGTTGCTAATGTTGCATGCTTACCTAGAACAGCAAATCCATCGTATTTGAATTTTCTCAATTCCTCGGGCTTATGTTCGTCGATGCATGCAGGCTTTGGATTTGTTCCAGTTCCGTCACCAGCACCGATCAAAACAACATTCTCAGGCGTTCCAGCGTTTGATGCATTACCCACAGCTATCTGAGGTGTCATCATGTCACGATCTTTGTTAATGGAGTAGTTGATTCCGCCATGGATCGAGTTACTAAACCCGATGTCTAATGTGTAAGGTCTCGACAATCTGCGAGTGGCATAAGTGTTACCATCGTAAACTCCGTTGCTTCCGGATAGGTTGATCGGGTTTGATGCAGTCAATGCGTTTTGAGTTACGAGAACTTGGCGAATCGCTTCTTCTTCAATTACATCATTCTCTTTGCGTTCTTTCTGCCACAAACAGTTTTCGTTTTCGTCTCCGGACAATGGAGCATGCCCAACTCTCCAGTTATACTTCAGCTCTTGAGCTCCTCGGATTGAAGCTTCGGTTGATGTAACCGTGCTTAATAATCCAACTTGACGTTGATACTTGTCTCTCTCGAGAATGTGAGGCTCGATAACATCGACAATGCCACCAGCAAAGTTTGCAGACATTGGAACGAGTTGATTAACCATCGATGAGATGCTTGAATCGATCCACTTGAAGTATTCGAAGAACTTGTCGAAGTCCATGTCACTTTCAACTCTCTCGAAGAATAGTTGTCTTGCTCTAGCTAAGTCCTTGTATTCAACGCGGAATCTCTCGATTGGTCTCATGAACAAGTTTGCAAATTCCAAAGTTGTCGAGAATGATTTTAACATCTCTTCCGAGATTAGCGATGCAGGAGATTTCTCCATGATAAACAGATTGTCGCTGACATCATCGTCATCTGAGAAGTTGATCTCTTGATCTCCCTTAATATAGATGTTCTGAGCGTCATAAGCGCTCTCTGGGAGCTGTTTCTTGTAAGCTTGGATAAACTCATAGTCGATGATTGAAGAGTCGTTAGAAGCGAAATCAGAGCCCTTAGCTTTGTGCTCTCGACGAATGACGTCATCAATCCAGCCATAGATCCTGTCTGCTGATCCTGATGTAATGTCTTCAACGATAAACTCACCAGAACTATCTGTTGCTGTTACTGTGTCAAAATCCCAATTGAAGATCGTGAGATCCTGTGATGGGATTTGAACGTCATCGATGAGGTAGAGATTTGACCCGTCAATAGATGATCGCATTCCATAATTCAAAACATCTTTATTGTGTTGGAGAATCTCGTCATTACCAAGATAGTCGAGCCATGCTCTCACACCACCAAATTGTAGATCTGTCTCTTGTTGGATTGCACCCGTGAAATCCTCAGTGTGTGCGCCAACGTAGACACGCTTAGATGCATTCATCAATGCCAAACCAGCAGCGTTCAAAATCGTTGTCGATAGTAGTACTTCATTTTCGATCTCGCCAAAGTTGGTTGTCACAGCGTAAAGCTCGATGTCATAATCAGGAGTAGTGTTGGTGACGCCACCAGCGTATGGATAAGTCTGCGGCTTGATTCTTAGAGCAACGTTGTAGTGCTCGTTTTCGTAGATGTCATAAATGTAGTCAGACTCTTCATTGATCGTCCCAGCAAGGTTTTGCATTACGAACTTTGCATGTCGAGAGCCCAAAGAGTCTCGGACAAGATAGACTTGTAGGTCATTGCCATTGAGTTGCCATGTGAAATCAGTAGAGATTGCAGCTGCTTCGTGAAATCCCATCACAGATGCAGATAAGAATGGAGTGGCAAAATAGCCCTTCTCGTCTATTTCTTTCTTGTAGGGCACTACTATGTCCGCTTCCATCGTAAAAGCGTTTCTAGAGGCATCTACGGCGCTTGAAATGAATGAGTTGGGGTTCGTCGATGATGCAATTTGATAAATGCTTGCTTCAAAGCGAGTTGGGTCATTGAAATTAACGTATTTCTTTTTAACAGATGTTTCTCGAGACTTGTCAGTGAAGTATTGGACTCCGCCATCGGTGTAGAGATTAAGCTTTATTAACTCATCGTCGATACCATAGCAACGGATGAGATTGCGAATAGAGCCTTCGGTTCCTTTCGTCTTGTAGATCTTCTCGAGATTGTTGTAAATGTTTGTGTAGATGATGTTCTTGATTTCATGAAGTTCAGTCTCGAACTGTGCATCTTGAAGGTTGATAGCAGATAGTTTCTCATAGACCTCATCGCTTTCGAACATTGTCGAAATCATGAACCCCTTGTCTTTCAAGAGATCTGCTGCCATGGTCGAGGCTTTAACGCCTTCCATCGGGTAGCGCTTAGTCTTTAGTTCTGTTAGTTCTTTGATTTGAACGTGAAGAGTGTCCATGTAAGATGCTAAGATTTGAGAGAACAGTCGTAAGTTACCATTGTCCTCCTCTTGAAGCCATGCAGGCATTGAGCGGAAGAATGATTGTCCACGGTCTGCGTCATAAACAGATCCGGATGTTTGCATCTCGGAAATTAGCGCTGAGACGGATGAGTGTTCTTTATAAATAATTGGTGATGGAGTTTCGGTGTAACCTAGTGATTCCATTGCACTATCTGTTGAGCGAGCGAGATTGGTGCTTTCATAACCGACCCACACACCATTTGCTAGGCGTCCGGAATAATCAAGGACAACAGAGTCTGCGGCATTGGTTCCAACGATACCTTCGTTGAATTTGAGGTAAACGCCGAGGTCTGATGTTGCATCGTCTGTGTTGGCTCCACCGCCGATGGCATCGAACCAGTTTAACTTGATTTGTCGAGATGTCCTCTTGGTCTTCCAAAATCGGAACTCGTCCAAATAGCCTTGAAACTTACCAGAGGCTGTTGTGCCAAATCCACCTATGCTGGTCTGTAGTGCTCCTAGGAATGCGTCCATTTTTCCCTCGAACTCAAAAGTGTTAGAAAATGGAATAGGAGTAGAAATAATTACCCCATTAACATACACTCTAAGTTGAAGGACTGAATCTTCTTTTATCAATGAAAATGCAAAATGCATCCAAGTCGAATCACTATAGTGACTAGAAATATCAATTACTTTCTGCTCGAGCAATGTGTCTTTTTGCAAAGACAGTCGAATATAGGGAGTGGAAAAATCTATAAATTCGATAAGCATCCTAGAGTTTGCAGGTGTAGCGCTTCCATTCCACAGATCCAAAATGACCTCAGCCTCATTAATGGTTGTGGAATCTTTTTTCATCCAAAACTCAACTGTTACTCCATTGGTGAAGTCACAGTTCCAGTTTTGATTTCGGTTATTGTCGTTGTCATATTTAGCAGATGTTGCAACGTGTTCACTTAGGCTCGATGCAGCCTCGTTGGTATGCAAGCCTCCCCAGACTCTAATGTATTCTGGTACTGTTGTCGCCCTATAGATTCCAGATAGGCCGCCTAAGTTTGCAGTTGTACCAAGCTTGACATGTCCAGTTGTCTTTGGATACTTGTTCTCGAAGACCCAGCGTTCTAAAGCAGAAGCTTTCTCTTCAAACTCAATCTGTTCAGCTTTCGAACCATCATAGGGATAGTCTTCGTAGATTCGTCGAATAGCAGCGTTATAGTAAAGCTCGGCGGAACCATAGTAGACAAAATTCTCAGGATCTGAGAAATCAATCTGTGGATGATAGGTTTGGTCTGCTGATGTCTTGTTTTCTACAAATGCGACGCTCTCGACGTCTTGGACGGTTTCTTCGAGGCTAGGTGAAGTCTTTCCGAATAAATCTTTAATACTCATTGTTTACCACTCTAAATCTATGCTTAAAAGGGAGCTCTTGATAACTCTTGGTCATTACATTAAATAGAGCTAACTTGATTTCGTAAACATAATTAGGTTCTAACATACTAATGTCAAGATCGAAAAAGTTCCCGTTTGAGTCATAGGATAGTGTGGTTGATCCGTCAGTCATGTTGTAGTCGAAGATAACTTCGTCCGTTACGACTTTGGAAATTTTAAATTTAAGGTTGTCATACACCTTCGAATCAGGTCTCGAGGTTGCGACAGTGTGAATGTTTGGAGACCAATCTTTCTCTCGGATATAAAAATAGAAGCGAGAGGTTTGACCCGCTGAGTGGGCATCTTGGTTGTTGAGGGTGGAAACAACGAGATCACTTACGCTCGGCTTTGTGGATTGCTCTTGTGAGAGGACCGTAATTGATCCTGTAACGACTTCTGTTCCATCTTCGGACCAAACGTCGTAGATTGTGCTAGCAGCCGTTGTAAGGGTCACCTCGGCCTCGTAAACACCTGTTTCGGGATTTGTTACAGCTGTAGTTGCAGCAATTTCTGTTCCACCAAGTTCTTCATAGAATTTAACGGTGACAGGTGAATCAAGATTTGTGAGTTGGCCTCGAACTTCATTGTAAAGATAAACAGTGCTTTCTACATCAGACAGAAACGATGTTCGATGATCAGTTGTTTGAGAGCTCCAACGGGCTTCAATAGCAGGCTTCTTGAAAAAGTTGCTTGTCCCTCGAGCATAAAACATCTTTGTGTAGTATGAACGAGTCTCTGCGGTAGCTGTTGCTGGTAGTTTAACAATAAGACCGAAATTCGTAGCAGGATCACCTATCCATGCATTTACAAATGCAGTGATGTTCACCAACAGGTCTTCGTAGCCTTCGTCAAATTCTGCTGTAACGGGCAAACCTGTAAAATCTCCGCCCTGAGTTGTCCATATAGCACCAGCGCCCTTCTCTTTCCAACTAGATCCCTTATCATAAGTAAGGTCCATATAGCTTTCCATGTCTAAGCCCGTGCCTTCTTCCCATGGTGCAGTAATCGTGTCTATTTCAAGTTCAAAATTCATCGGCAATGTTCTGCCATGCTCTGCATTGAATAGTCGTAGATAGAACTGTGCACCAGCGTCTAGGGTTCCTGCTGCAATGTCGGCTTGAATCTCGGCAATGTCGAACTCAATAAGAATTCGAGCTTCTTCAAGAGAATAAGCATCGTTCTCATCAAGAACTTGTCCGTAAATTGAGAAAACCTCGAGGATGTCGGAAGCTCCCATGTTTGCATCACTGCCACTTGTGGCAAAGCTCTCACGGAAAGCATTGGTAATTGTGTTGTCCTTTGTTGCATAATAGCGTTTAATCATCTGACCAATACTCCCTTGACATCAGTTGTTGGAAACTTCAATTCCATAATAACATTTTTTGGTGTCTTGATGAATGTTCCATCTTGAGACATTGCTTCTTTAAAATTCATTCGAACCATCGAGTAATTTCCACCAGTTTTTTGATAAACATTGACTCTTTTGACATCAGCAACGCCTTCAACCTTTGAGAGGATTGCGTAAAGTCTTGTGATATAAATTGGCTCTCCGATGTAAGATTGGTTCGAGAAATAGTCGCGGATTGCGGCGTTGCATCGAGATAAAATGTTTTCATTTGAAAACTGAGGATCGATAGAGACCTTAAAATCCACTCCGAAGTTCACAATTTTTGCATCATAGATATCGATGACATCGTTGAGCGACTTGTATTGTGACAACCAGTTCTTAATGTTTTGCTTGATTCGGTCATTAGCGGATGATAGTTTACCATCAGCTCCTTCTGAAGAGATATAGATTGCCATTCTGCGATTAGTTGCTGAGGGATCATTAACTACACTTACGCGCTTGATGATTCCAAACTTATTTGGCATATTATAAATGAGTGACTCATAGTCCTGTCGAGTAACGGCGCGACCTTGCGCAGCGTAGTAACTTTTAGCTCGTTGTTTTAGTTCTTCATTTGTCATTCTCTCGGCTGATCCAATGATTGGTTCGTCATTGGTTAACTCAAGAGAACTAACAACTCCGGACTTCTTTGAACCTATAAGATTAATTTCTGATGGAAACTTCATTCTAGCTGTTCCAACAGATGTGATAGAATTTGCTCCAGCACTTGAAAGGTCGGTTGTGTTGGCTTTGGCAATAACTGTGAGGGTTGTTCCTGATGGAGCGATTCCGAGCTTAGTTGAGCCAATAAGTTTTGATGGGTCAAATGTTTGAGAGGAAATGTAGTTCTTTCCATGCATCTCGAGAAAAACCTTTGCTGGGTCAGCTATCTCTTCAGCTTCAGAGTCTTCTGAACCGAATCCAAATTGTAGATAGGTTCCAGTGTCGTCTTGTTCTACAACGAACCGCCTAGTAGCCACAAACGGCTTTAAAATGCTTCTTACGCCATCACTAGAAGCTTCTCTATTCGTTGTTTCTTTGAACACAACTTCTTGTGACAAATTGTCAACTTCATAATAAGTGTTTCCATCTGAGTCCTTAACTGATAAGACTTCGCTATAAGTTGAATCTCCAATTCTTATCTTTTTAAACTTCTCAAATGTTGAATTTGAAAGATCAACAGTTATTCTCGAGAATACTCCAGAAACAACTTGTCCAACAGCTTTGATTGCAAAATGAGTTGTTTGTCCAGTTGACGAGTCAAATTTGGCAGCGACCATGTCATTCATTGGATTATCAAAAGCAACATCTTCCGTCAAAGTAAAGACACCACCAGTTGAGGCAGTAAATGATGAGCCCTTTTGGAGAATCGGCATGTAGTTAAAGTCTGGAGCTGTTCCGTCTGGATTTGATGGCACCAAGACAAACAAGGAGATGAAGCCATAGGAGTTTGCGGAACCTGCGAACTTATATCCCATAGATCTCGCATGTTTTCGAATGTTGTTGAACTCAATTGCTGAGTCCATGAATGATTCGTTTACTTGATAATCCAAATAGTAAGACAGGACATCTCCAACATAAGCAACAGAATCAACTAGTAACGAGTTGATAGTTCCCTTTGTGAAGTCCTTCCATTGTTCTGGATAGAATCTCTTAGCATGTTCAACGATGTCTGATTTAATCGAATCAAAGTCTCTGCTGGTGTATTTTATTGGTGTTTTCTTTTGTTTTGACATTTATGGCCCCTCTACAAAGACTAAATAGTTTGACCTAAATAACTTCAAGTTCAAAAACTTCAGGAATTGTTAGCTCATTATAAAAGAATTCTATTCTTATTCTCATCATTGAGTTTATTGGTTCAAGAGTGACCTGTAAATCCGAGATTGTCATGTAGGGCATGTAAGATTCGGCCTGTGTCCTAATTATGGACTCTAAATTACCAGTGTCAATCTCTTGTTCTTGTAAGAATAGATAATCCTGAAGACCGATGCCATAGTTAGCATCCATGACATATTCACCTGCTCTAGTCAATAGAAGCATTTTGAGATTCTGCTTGATTGCGTCGCTTTGGTTCCAATCTGCATAAGATCCAACGCCCATGGCGCTAGTGCTGACAGAGTATCTACCTTCAATGCCAAGCCTAGGGTTTGGGACTGCATCAGGAAGAAACTCCAGCGGAAAAATAATTGAAATTGACATAGTTTTAATCCTTGAAAAGTTTTTGAAAATCGTTAAGACAGTCTTCACCGTCTATTCCGAATGGTTTGACGCTTACGATTCTCACAGATTGCCACCAACGAACACCACCATCTATTCCTATATAAGAGTCTGGTAATAAATTGCCCACCCATTTCGCATCGAATTCACGTCTCTCTTGCTTATTACCTTCAAATTCATCATCATCTGAGCGATAGGTTGATCTAAATTGCCTCTTGAGTGTTCTCTTTACACTATCAAAAACTTTTCTCTTCCATTTATTCTTAATTTTGTCTTGCCGATTCTCTTCGACTTCGTTAGGGCCCAAGCCGATTGATTCAAAAAAGTTGTAGTAGGAGTAGATTGCAAACAGAGATGAGAATGTTGTTGTCTTAATGATAGTCTCGAACACAAATTTAAAATCATCGGTCTCCACGAGATTATCAACGTAGCACTTGAGATCTTCTCCCATGTTTTCATCATCAAAATCGATGTCCTTAATGGCTTTATCTAGAACGTCATGTTCGTAATGAGTAAAGGAGATATGATGCCGAGATCCGACTTTTCCGAGCCTTTCCTTCGAATCATCAAGATTAGATGAGATCCCAAGAGACTCGTGCGGGACATAGATCAATCTTACCCCAAACTTAACACCAATCGTGCCGTAGAACTTGCCATTTAAAACTGTGGCATTTCCAAAATAATCAGATAGTTTTGAGTTCTCGTCAAATCGTCCTGGACTTGTTATAAGTTGCTTGAATTCTTTGACGGTCATCACTTGTTCGTGGTCATCTTTTGAGATTGTTCTGACGTACTTCTCGAGAAACATTGCGCCTTGTTTTGGGATTGGTAGTATCGAAGCCGGTGATGAGCTGTTTCCACTTGTTGGGCAATCAATAACAGATCCATATGCAGGTCTTGATGCACCTTTAACAATTTCAACTTCAACATCGGATTGTCCGGCCTTAATGCTTGACAAGCTTATAATTCCTTTTTTAGATAAAGCATATTTCTTAATGTTCCAAATATGAGGCAATGGTCTCATATTTTGGTTTATTCTATTTGTCATTCCAGACATTTCTTTTCTCATTAATGCATCTAGAAAAACTTGGGCATGTTGTTTCGAATCGTGAATAGCTGCAACTTTCATCGCCATTCTTCTGCGGTGAGGTAACATCCGCCTCAACCTTTTTCTATACTCGGATGGTTCAAATTTATTAAAATATTCTTCCCAATCTGCATTGTGGCCTATTATCGCCGCACCCTTGATGGTCATCTCGAGTCCTCTTGGGCTCTTCGTTTCTTTGGGAAAATCCATCTGAACTCTGTTTAATTTTTGCAGAGCCTCTGTCATTTCCGGAGTCTCTTCTAGTAGCCCATCTTTGATTTGTCTCTGTGCAACTTGGACGCACTGTTCGATAAAAAGCAAATAGTAAGTGTATGACTTAACCATGTTGATGTCCCAAACACCTTCTTCGCCTATAAATTCTTGCTCCATCTTTTCGGACATCATCCGGAACAATGAGTCATCATAGTTTTCTAGAGACAACCTTAAAGATCCTAAAATTGGCATAGTCCTCAGGATAAACTGTGTTCCATAAGTTCTCAAAGTTGCCATTAGGACCCCCTCTAATATTCCATGATTGGCGGGTGTCAACTGTCTATCATAGGGGACTTCGAAACGACACTCAGGTGCTTGAGATAGACGCTTATCTATTGGTAACGAGCCTTCAACTTTCTTAGCTCTCTTTGCGATGTTGTGTATCTGCAAAAAACCATTGTCGACATCTTCACAAACTTCCACTTCTGGGATAAATGTTTTCATCATTCCCATCCAACCACTATAGGATGCAGGTTCAACGTAAATCTTAGGAAATAAATAAGCACCTCCATGAATAGCAGGGTCCAAAAAGTGCACCCTAGGGTGTTCCGTTGCGGATTTGCCCAACACCTTGTTCCATGGGAACTTGTTATAGTACCAAGTTGTCATGTCTTTGGGGTCGGATTCAGGGTTCACATAGAGCATATCTCTAAATGTTACTTTTTGTTCATCATCAGCGCCAAAGCGAAATCCAACAGGAGTCTTACCATTCGGCTTTTTAATAATTGATTCTTTCACAAAATTCAAAGCTTTAAGATTCCACGCGTCAGTGATCTTCTCGATCTTATCGAGAGTCGAGTTGCCCATGATAACATTTGCCTTCTTCATGAGGAAGTTTCGGAACAAAACCGTCTCGACATTAAAGTGTTCTTTAAAGATGCTATAGTCAATCTCACTTGTCATGTCTTGAACAGACACATCTTTAATCTTAAAGCGGCTTGAGTTCGGACTCTCAATAGCTCCAAAATCAACTCCTTCAAGTCCGAGTTTCTGTTTCTCTTCTTTTGACATCTTGCGGTGGAAGGTTTCATCAACTTTTATAAGATGGGTTGGGTTGCGCCTTGGGAGAACACGGTAAATGAGCTTGCTTTCATAGTCGGGATCATCTTCGATGTCTTTGAAACTCATGACGATTGTATTTTTGGCTTTTGAGTCGTACTTAATGTTCATGCTCTGCATTTTTTGCATCAAACGGCCGCCGACTGTTTCTGGATACTCACCTCTCATCCTGTCTAAGTCATAGGGGAAGCCAAAGTCTACGTCAATCAATGGAATTTTGAAGTCAACCTGAAATGGCCAACTATCTTTTCGTCTCTGGAGCATTTCTTCATTATCTACATAATTTGGACGGATGAAGGGTTGTCCCGCTCTCCTGTTGTGCTTATTAAGTCTATTTCCATGAGTGTCAACGAGAATGTTACCTAGAATCGAGTGCCTTCCTCTTATGAGATCTGAGATAAACTTCTTTTCGATTGTTTTGAAAAAATTACTCAACATGTCAAGCTTCTCAGCTGCAAGATCTTCATCTTCTAAAACAATGGCCGATGGATCAGTTTCACATGCAGGATCAGATTGTTTGAAAAGGTCCTCTATCGCTTCCGCCAATAGCCCTTCAGGACCTTTTTGAAGCATGTCAGACACAGTGCCTAGGTCATTAAGTGCACGTTCATTAGCTTTATCTACGAGCTCTTGAGCGGTTTCACCGTCAAGTCCATTACTAATATAGATTGATCTCCTATCTTCATTCCATTGATCGAGCTCTGATTGACTTAAGCAGATTGAATCAAAAATTGGACCTTCGGGTACTAGGTTTGATTGTTCTTTTAGGAATTTTCGAAGTTCTGGTGGGATGAATTTTTGCATTGATCCAAAGCAGTCCTTAATATCTTCAGGATCTCCAAGAACTCCAGCTAGGTCAGGGCATCGAGAATTGACAAGTTGCGACATTTTTGTTATAACGTTTGAATCCATGTTTGATGGAGTGTTTGTTAAGAGATTAATGACTTCTTGTTTTGACATTGTTGCATTCATTGTTTGAAATAGACAGTCATATGCTCCAGTGTTCGGAGCTTGAAGTCCACCACCGCCTTTACCAAGAGCGTTGTTGAAAAGGTTTTCCTTGATTTTGTCAAGGTCGCTGTCAGCATTCGGACAAAAAGCGTCCTTTACTGCTTCATCGAGGCCTTGGTTATTACCGGTCAAAAGTCCTGCTGCGAATTGCCCTGCAGCGTTTATGCCTTTACATAGAGCATCATCAACTGTCTTTATCAATTTGAGGATCATTCGAACCAAAATTTGTGTCAAAACTGTTTCAAGTTTGGCAACGAATTTGTTGCGTAAGATTGCAAGGAAATCTTTTTTCCAAGGCTTTAAATCTCTGAAATTAAAGTCTCTCATCTTCTCTGGAAAGCTTATGCCGGCGTTGCCATCACCACAAGGGTCAAACGATAGGGTCGAGAGAAAAGACTTTACAGGAGGATTGTGGAGCCCCTGAAAGGCACATCCAACCTGATTGAGATAGCGCTGGACTAATTGTCCACCGGGGAATCGATCAAGGTGAGACATTAACTCATCAATTCCAACAACATCCATCATGTTTTCGATGTACATGTTGATTAACTCAGCTTGGATATCTCCCAGTGCTGTGCCTAGAGTTCCTTGGGCGTTTGTTTGAGCTGCGATAAGTTCTTGTTGCCGTTCTGGTGGAAGTTTCGAGAAGTCTTCTTCTTTAAATTTTTCGAGTTGTTTTTGGATGTCTTTACGAGCAATTTCGAGTTGTTGAATTTCGGCTCTTAGTTTGCGAATATTCCCTTTCACATTTTGGTCAAGATTACCATCCTCATCGTTTGAAACCAAATCTCTCACTGCGGTATCCATTTCCAAAAATGATGTCTCTTCTTCTATGCGCGCTTGCTTTTCTACAATTTGATTCCCGAAGTCAGCCAAGTCTGTATTTAGTTTATCTTTAAGGGAGGCTAAGTTGTTTGTCATTTCGCCATCTTGGTTCAAATACGACAAATAAGGATTTGCATCTTGGGACCCGCCTGCCGTAAAACCTTCTTCCCATGGCATTGGCATGTCTGCCCACTTTTTCTCTGCCATCTCTCGGAGTTCCGATTGTTTTGCTGGTGGTAATCCTTGGACGAAGAAGCCCATGACATCAATATCCATAGCTTTTAAAGCCGATTCGACGATCTTCTTGAAAGCTGCTTCTTGTGTTACACCCGAGAATAGACACTGGATTGCACCTATCGTTAGAGACTTGATGCCGCACATGGTCGCTCTCTTTAAGAGGTCCTCCGGGGCCGCTTCTGCTTTGTCATTTGCTTTAGGTGATGTGATCTCACCAGAATTCATAAAGATTTCTATGTCAACTAGTTGAGACAAGATTCCGTCTTGATGTTTCAATTCTTCAAGTGCGAGTTTTTTTGCCTCTTTCCAATAAGGGTTACCTTCTGCTCGTGATGTTTTTCTAGCTGTTTTAGCCACATTTCTTCGAACTTGACGTTCTCTTTTCTTTGAAATCTCTAAACTGGCGCTTTCAGCACCAAGTGGTGCAATTTTAGATTTGATATTTTTTATTTTCTCGTCGGCTCTATTGATCTCTTTTGTGAGATTCATAGAAGCCCTAGCGGCCCTATCTCTTTCTCTTCCATATTGCCTCAATGCTTCATTGGTGGCAGCGCCGTCAGCAATGAACCCAATAAACATGTCTCTTTCTCTCTCCAACTCACCTCGTTCGACAATCATTGATGCTATTAGCTCTTGGAGTGTTCTCATTTCCTTTCGCAACTTATCGATGTCTTCGTTGATAAAATCATTAGCTCCTGCCTGCAAGTCATCATCAGACAAGTCTCTGTTTGCATCAAGACCAGGCGTTGGGCTTTTCTCAAAATACTTCTTCTCAATCTCGGGATCAGCAAGAAGATCTTTACATGACTCTTTCGAGTTGAACTCATAAGCAATTGCTTGGACCAAACTCAGAGCCTCATTTAGGATGTAATCCTTTAATTCTCCGCCGAAGTCTTGGATATTGTCTGCGACACATTCCCCTAGAGAATCTTTGACGGACTCTTCATTAAGCGTTCCATAGTCTACGACCAAAAGTGGATAGGTGAACTTAACCAAGAAGTCGAGCCATGGGTAGGATTCGCGTGCTTTGAGAGCAATGTCTATTTCGTTTATTTTTGCAATGTAATTCATTATCGTTGGCTTCAAGCTATACTTCTTTGCAAACTTACTGTTTCGACCACAGATGCGTTGATATTCACAACCTTCTACTTTAGCATCGACTCGCTTGATTCGATAAGGATTTCCATTTTCGCCGTCCATAAATGTGATGCGAATCTTGTCGGCATTCTTCACTATCACACTTGGAATGTTTGATCGAATGTTCCATCGTTTTTTGCGAGGCTTGTTTTTATTGTTTGCCTCTGCTTTGAGGTCATCATAGAATGTGTCAATCTTACTCGAAAACGAAGAGGCATAATAATCACTACCGCTTTCTTTGAATTTCAAAAACCCATCTTGAGTCTGATAGAAGTAAGACTGATATGTTGCATATGCCATTAATGATGCTTTTAGTCTGAAGATTTGTCCGAAGAATTTCTTAACATCTATTTCGACTTCTCCTTTCGTTGTCTCGGCGGATTCCTGAATCTCTCCACTTGTTGGGTTATCCGGAACAGAATCTAGAATGAAAGCAGGGATTGAAACCAAAACCTTAAGCAAGTTCTGCATTGGGTCTATGTCGAAATCAATCGCTCTTGCGTAAAGCTCGAGAGCAAATGGGTTCTTCACTTCGTTTGAAATGTTTTGAAGTACAAACTGGGTAAACGATAGGGGTTCTTCGGGGTCGAATGATGTTGCTCCAAAAACAGTGTTTGTAACAAGATCTGGGCAGTCTTTCGCTTCTCCGAGAGGATCATCCTTGAGGTCCATGTAGATGCCATCAAAGTTGTCATATTGTTGCAATAACTCGTTTGCAACTCTTCCTGCAAATGCTGGACCGTCGTGGGTGGCGCAAATGATTTGTTGGGCTATTAATTTATCTGTGTCTTGAAGGATCAGTCGTATTGCTGGTTGGACAAAGGATCGAAATAAATGATCTCTCGTAGGATACTTGTTCGAACCTATAGCATCTCGAAACTCTGCTGCTGTGAACGAGTTGCCTTCATTGTTGATTGTTACGCAAATCTTGTATTCACATGCAGCTTCATCCAAATAGGCTTCTTCAGGAATCTGTCTCCAATCAGGAGCGATAAAAGATTTGTTTGGTGTGCAAGCTGGGCATAGTTTCTTCAGCGGCAATGGTTCCGGTATGCCGCCGCAAACCTTTGGTTGAAATTGTTCGAAATTTTCTGACATGTTACCTTCCTATAAATACAGTGTTGCTTAAGATGTAGTCGCTTGGAACGCCTTTCATTGCCCCATCTTTGGTTCCCAAGAATTGCCTTTCGGTTTTTCCTTTGTGGAACTCTTCAACGATCCCCTCAAGCTTTTGAGCAAAAATCTTTCTAACACCCTTCAGTCCTTCGGTTACTGCTGTGGGCGATGGTGTTGACGGTCCTGCAACAGCTACGATGTGGACGTGTCCTGCTAAAGCAATTCTATATAGAGCCATCTGGTGTTCCATTTCATCTACCTTGCCAGCTAGTGTATCGATAAAATCCTTCATTACGTAAAGATAGTTGACTAGATTTTCACCACGAACGGCTGGTTGGTAGTCGTTTTCAGTAATTGCTCCGATTTCGATTTTAGCGGTTACCTTGTCCGATCCCGTTACTAGCCTTTCTTTGCCATTGAATTTTGCAAGACCAGCCAGAATTCTAACTCTCTCTCGACCTATTATAAGTGTATGATCGGCTTTGATTCCAATTCCGGACTTTAAGCTGTCCGAAACTGCTGTGAGTTTGTCAGAGTTTTCTGTTGCGAAGTAATGATTGATGTTCCCACGTTCCGTGAGATAGATTCTAGCGCCATCCTCAGCAAAGTTTGCTCTAGACTTCGTGGACGATGTTCGAATCTCTTCAGATGCCGAAAGCTGTCCTGCAACGATGTCGATAGCTTCACACTTGGTTCCGCCCGCTCCGCCAAGGCCGGTAGATCGAGCACCATAGTTATCTTTAGTAAGCACGATTCGAGCGCCTGCTTTGGCTGTCTCACCTGTTGTCTCATCGACGATTACTGACTTTCTGCTAAAAACCTTTTCACATGGTGCTGGTGAGAATGCTGGTAGCTTCTCATCGTCATCCGTTAGGAATAGCCCAGAGCGTGCTGGAAGTCTATCTTTTTGAGCTTCTAGAAACTCTGAAATGTCTTTTCGGGTTGGATGAACGAGAGCATTGTAAGCCTCTGTCATTTTTACTTTGATTTTACGATGTTTCATGAACTTCTGGCTCCGGTTCTGCTGTTACACTTAGGTGAATGTGTTCTGCTGGTGCAAACACCCCCCTTTCTCTCCTTATTTTAAGACCAACCTCTGGGCTGCCCTTCTTGTGATCCCACACTTGTTCCCAATTGTAGCTCTTGACCCAACCGGCAGATTTCATATCCTTTAGCACTTCCAACATTATAATGACATTTTCATAAGGTTGCTGGTTTGTATTAATGTCCATCGCCTTTAGAGTGGAGTGACCGGAGCCATTCTTGTGCCACCCGGCTTCAATCTGCTTTGTGTATTGGTCACCAAGTGCTTTTTGTAATTTCGCTACGCTTCGCCACTCAGTGCCGAAAATGATTTTTTTTGGACCAACGTTGG